GTATTAACACGACCTGCCTTAATTTTGGCTAACTGGCTCATTTAATTTTTAACTCTCTATTTCTTCATCGCTCGCAATATGTGCTACGATAGGGTGTATACCAGCATTACGCTTGATAATAGCAAGTTCATCGTCTGGCTGTTCTTCTGCATTATCATCATACATTGAATCTACACCAGCAACTTTCTTTAGCAACTCAATCTTCTGCTGTAGTGGAGGCACCATTACACCGCCAGTTTCATCACTGGTATGTTCATCTTCTGGAAAATCACTCTGAGGCTGTGCTACAACAGTTAGTTGAGCATGATTAGGTTGAACTGTATCTGCTGGTTGCTGAATATGAGCAATGGCATCAATTAACTTTCTTAAAAATTCTGTGGCGTCCATAGGTAAATCCTGTTTAATATATTTAGTTTAACTACGATAAACCGTATATGGATTTCCTAGACCACCAGTAAAGGCATTGCCGCCACTATATGTAATTACATAATTGGCACCACTTGTTGATACACCGCTAATAGTGCCAGTTCCGCCAGCAACGGTAATCTTCATACCGTTGGTTGGCATACCCGTTTTGAAATCACTTTTCTTTACAGTTGCACTACGCAAACTAGTGCCATTGGCAACAGCAATAACACCATTGGTTTGAGCAGTAGTAGTTGCACTTGTGCTATGTGGGCGTAGCAAACCCTTATGTAAACCAGGCATTACTGGCTCTTTAATTCAAGGACATTGCAAAGACCGCTGGTTGTGCTTTGAATTGCTGCTACCTTATCGCCGCCATTAACAGCGATAAATTCTACGCCGCCACCAACGATTAACATGCAATTTCCAGTGTTATATGCAGTAGGATTAGCACCCCAAGCAATAAAAGTATCTGCGTTAGTTGTAACACGTAAGATACTTGCTACACTACTAAAAGCAGCAGTTGCATTACTTGAACTACCTGTGGTGATGGTTTGTGCATTTGCTACTGCATAGGCACCTTTTCTTAAAAGAACTGACATTTATGATTCCCCGAATCTATATGAGAATATTTATCTTGACTTATCCTTACTCAATTGTTATAATTAAACTTGATTATTTTAGGGAAAAAACATGACCGTTCAAATTCTTAATGGCGATTGCCGTGATGTGTTGCAGACATTGCCAAAGGGCAGTATCAATATGTGTGTAACTTCGCCACCTTATTATGGTTTGCGTGATTATGGAACCGCTACTTGGACAGGTGGCGATCCTACCTGTGACCATATTGAAAAGATTGCTGCGCATGGTGGCGAACGTGCTGACCGTGATCAAAGTGGCAATATTTTCAAGTTCAAAGGCACTTGTGGCAAGTGTGGTGCAACAAGTAGCGATAATCAAATTGGGCTAGAAGAAACACCAGAAGAATATATCGCACAACTTGTTGAAGTGTTTCGTGAAGTTCGCAGAACATTGCGAGATGATGGAACGCTATGGGTCAATATCGGTGATTCATATTACAACTATCGCAGTGGCACCGCATTTGTCAAGCAAAGTGTTGCTAAAACTAATCAAGATTTACCGTCACATAGCCCAAGTCGTAATAATAAATTAGAGGGATTAAAGAGCAAAGACCTTATTGGCATTCCATGGATGTTAGCATTTGCACTTCGTGCCGATGGTTGGTACCTGCGTCAGGATATTATTTGGCACAAACCTAATCCTATGCCAGAAAGCGTAAAGGATCGTTGCACGAAGGCACATGAATATATCTTTCTGCTAAGCAAGAGCAAGAACTATTACTTTGATCATGTGGCAATTAAAGAACCAACTGTAAAATCGGGCGGTGCGCCAAGAAAATTTGGTGCAACAGAACAAGAAGGCACAGGACGTGGTGATATTGGCAATACATTCACGGATGATGGCACTCGTCAGAAACGCAGTGTATGGACTGTCAATACCAAGCCATATAAAGAAGCACACTTTGCCACTTTTCCTACTGAATTGATTGAACCTTGCATTTTGGCAGGTTGTCCGAAAGATGGCATGGTTCTAGACCCATTTGGTGGTAGTGGCACAACAGGTTATATGGCAGATAAGCTAGGGCGCAATGCTACGCTTATTGAACTTAATCCGCAATATATTGAAATTGCTGAAAATCGCATTGATCCACCACAAAGTCGTCTTGATCCTAACTTGTTTGAAATTATATGACAGTTCGTATTTCCTAAATAGATTTAATATCAACCACTAGGAGTTACCCAAATGACTACTGACGAAATTGCAAACATTCAAACTATTAGTGATAGCCTAAAGGCATCTATTTCTGCTATCACTTTAGAACTTGCAGTTAAACAAAATGAACTAGCAGCAATCAGTGCTGAAATTACGGTTCTAAACAATTTGCTTAACAGTTTAGATGGCAGTGCAACAAACATTGCAGATGCAGTTAGTGCTGCTAAAACTACTCTAAATATTGCATAAAAAAAGTTCTTGACAAATATATTATTATGATATATAAATAGAATACAAATTGAGAGCAACTATGATTAACACGCCTAAACATTATGATTATAACATTTGCCGCATGCCAGAAGGTTTCTGGAATGGAGGGGCGTGTGCCTAATGTGATCGCACATTAGAGTATGCACTTAGCCCCTGAAACGAAAGTTTCGGGGGTTTTTTATTAAGGAGTAGGGTACATGAAATGGCCAAAGTTGTTAAGAAAGATGTATGATGCAATTCTATCGCATGATACCAAGAAAGAAAAAGAATTATTTGAGAAAGCCTTGAAGAAGAATATTAAGGCTAACTTAAAAGATAAAAAGACCACAGTGACTCAGGTTACTGTTCAAGATTAAACAAGTTTTCGGGATGTTGCTCCCCACGCATAAGAGCAACCCTTGACTAGTACTGGCTCCAAATGGACGCAGGTGGTTTCAGCAAGGCATTGAAACAATGAAAGTTGTTTCGCTTATACAAGAGACTAATAGTGCGGAGTAATTAACCGAAACTATAAACAGATAGTCTGGTGAGAAGGTGCGTCAGGTCGCTACGATTGTGGTGGACGGCAATCTGAGGTTGGGTTCGATTCCCATGGTTTGTGTATCTTGTATAAGCGTAACAACTTTTTAAATCTCGTAAGTGTTACGGTAGCACGGGACTCTCCAAAAGTCTAGGCGTGGGTTCAACTCCTACACGGGATGCCATTTTTCTCTTGACAACCTTAAAAAATATGATATATTAGTAATATGGCTAGAGCATCAAAACCGCTTAACAAACCTGTCATTCCAAGCGATACCTGTCCTTATATTGACATGGTAATTGACCTTACTGAAAAAATGGCAAGTGAGCCTAACTATGATTGGCGCAATGAACAGCAAATACTTGCCAAAGCACTGCTAGAATATGTGCGTGAAAGCAACCAAAAACTGCGAATTTCATCCAAATTCTGGTATGAACAGTATCAAAAAGTGTCAAAAAATTAAGATTTCCTGTCAAAATATTGGCAAACCTGTCAAAAAAATAACACTTGACAACAATTTTAACTGTGTTATATTAGTAATATACCGCAGTTCAGGAGAATTATATGCGCAAGATTGCCCTATTTTCCCATCACCCACAATGCTCCCGTGACTCCACAAACGGCATTATTGCCGCCCTAAGTGGTGCCTACGATGTTGAGACCTTTCGGGTAGATGATGACTTTGGCGCTATCTTGGGCGAGGCTGACATCGTAGCCTTTCCTGGCGGTATCGGTGATAGCGGCACGTTTGACCATCTGCTTGGCAACAAGGTAGAGATGATCCAAGACTTCGTAGCGCACGGTGGCAAGTATCTTGGCATCTGCATGGGCGCTTACTGGGCTGGTAGCCACTACTTCAACCTTCTTGATGGTGTGGATGCTGTTCAGTATATTCGCCGCCCACGGGCTTGCACGGCTCGTCCATACGGCACTGTGGTAGAAGTAGAGTGGAACGGTGATAAGGAAGCCATGTATTTCTATGATGGCTGTGCATTGGTTGGCAATAAGCGTAAGTTTGAGACTGTTGCTACCTATGCTAACGGCGATGCTATGGCTATTCGCCAAGGCAATGTAGGTATCATCGGCTGTCATCCTGAGAGCCAAGCCTACTGGTATGATACATGGCAGTATATGCCACAGTTTTATCATGGTGGTCATCATCATGCTCTACTACGTGAGTTCGTAGATACACTATAATTGGGGAAGTGCGTAGGAATGGTTACTACAAGGTCTGCAAAACCTGTTTATGTGGGTTCGAGTCCCATCTTCCCCTCCAACTTTAATGCAAGGTGAGCAAGTTTGGTAATTGCGTTGGTTTGAAGCACCAAAGAACTGAGTTCGATCCTTAGACCTTGCACCATTTTTTATAATAGGAGTAACCAAGATGCTACGGGACTGTATCTAGAAACAACAGATGGGCGCATTGATATTACAGTTTATGTAATGGGCGGTCTGCATACTTTAACAAAGACATACACCATATATTCAAAAGAGGAATGGGGCGGTTTCCCTAATTTACAACACTGGTGGTTCTTCAAAGAAGTAAAAGACAAACCTGATGGTCTATACTATGATAAACGAAGCTACTTTATTGAAATAAAAACAAAAGGCTCCATCTTATAATGGCTATTATCCTTGACTGTCTATCAGGGGATAGGGGTTCGATCCCCCTTGGAGTCGCCAAACTAATCATGCTGGGGTATTGAGTATGGTTTGCTCTAACTAAAAAATAAGTTGGGTTCGATTCCCAAGCCCTTGCTCCAATTATGCTCCCTTCGTCTAGCGGTCAAGGATAACGCCCTTTCACGGCGCAGATCATGGGTTCGAATCCCATAGGGAGCACCAATTTTACTGGCGTGTAACTCAGAGGTAGAGTACAGTCCTGATAAGACTGGAGTCGTTGGTTCAATTCCAACCATGCCAACCAATAATGCTGCTGGGGCGGTAGCGGATATCGCACCACTCTCATAAGGTGGACAAAACTGTTTCGAGTATAGTCAGCAGCACCAATACATGGACCGTTAACTCAGTTGGTAGAGTAGGGGACTCTTAATCCTTTTGTCGGGGGTTCAAATCCCTCACGGTCTGCCATTACAATGCATCCTTAGCTCAACTGGACAGAGCGTCGCTCTACGAAAGCGAAGGTTAGAAGTTCGAATCTTTTAGGGTGCGCCAATTTTAAGATATATAATAATATGCGGCTATGATGTAGAGGTAACCTGCTTCGTTGCCAACGAAGATTCGCCAGTTCGATTCTGGCTAGCCGCTCCAATTTTTTCCCTTGACAATCTGCAAAATCATGTTATATTAATAATATGAGCCTCGTTAGTTCAATGGTAGAACATCGGTTTGTGGAACCGATTATGGTGGTTCAATTCCGCCACGAGGTACCAAAATAATGCTTGACAAAAGAATATAATATGCTATTATAACAATATTGGGACGGCTGCTCAGACGGCGGATGGGCATGGGGCTGTAAACCTCACACATAAGAAACGGAGTAGGTTCGAATCCTACCCGTCCCACCAAAATTTATTGCGGGGTAGAGATAATTTAACAAATTGCACTCTGGTGATAAATACGTATATGTATTACACTATCTACAAAACTACAAATAACATAAACAACAAATTTTATATTGGCAAACATCAAACTACAAACCCCTATGACAATTATTATGGGTCTGGTAAAAAGTTAGAATTGGCAATTAAAAAATACGGCAAAGAAAATTTTACAAAAGAAGTTCTTTTTATTTTTGATAATGAAGTTGAAATGAACTTAAAAGAGAAAGAACTCATAACAGAAGAATTTGTTAATAGAAAAGATACCTATAATGTTGGTATTGGTGGCGAAGGCGGTCCTCACTTTAAGGGTAAAAAACATAGTGAAAACACAAGATTAAAAATTAGAAAAGTAAGGGCTTTGCAAAAACCAATTACAGAAGAAACAAGAAAAAAAATATCCGAAGCAAATAAAAAAAGAACTATTACAGATGAAACCAGAAATAAACTATCTGTAAAAGCATATTTACGAAATGGTAGAAGTTTAGAAGAAATAAAAGAATTATTATCTAAACCAAAACAAGAAAAAATTAAAAGATCAAAATCTGACGCATTAAAAAGTTATTTTGCAAATGAAAAAAATAGAAAAAAACTATCTGAAAAAATGAGAACGTTAGACACAAAGTATGATTTTTTATCAATAAAACTTGATATAGAAAACGGACTTAAACCAAAACAAATAAGAGAAAAATATAATATGACCAAAAATACGTATGATTATTTGATTTCAAAATATATTAAAAATTCTACTTGACAAAAACTAATATGTAATGTATATTAAAACATTATTGCGGCTGTAGAGAACCAGAAATCTCACCATCCTCATAAGTTGGAGATAGGGTGTGCAATTCACCCCGCCGCTTCCAAAATACCTCTGTGGAGTTAGGGTAAGATTAATACCGCACTTGGACTGCGGGGAATCTGGGGCAGCGCCAGACACGGAGACCAATATTTAAGATGGTAAGGCACAGTAAGCAATCGGCAATGGCCATGGGATGTGTCACGGTGTGGGCGATAGATGGGGGCTGCACACTGACTTTGAATTTATGGACTCTTAACTCAGTAGGCAGAGTAGCTGGCTTTTAACCAGTTTGTCGTGGGTTCGAACCCCACAGAGTCCTCCAACTATACTATATCATTGATAATTTTTTGCACAAACTTATGGTGTTTTGCATTTGTTTTTCGCCAAAATTTGTGCAAATCTATAAGCGTTTTTTCTTCCATATGTGAGAAACCAAGATAATCAAAAATGTTATTGATTTCGTTTGCAAAATTTTTACTATCAAGATATGCAGAAAAAGGAAAACTGTGATATGTTTTATGGTTTTCAGCTAAAAATTCTCTAAGAATTTTATTATGTTTTATTTGGAGTGCAGCAAATGCTCTATTCGTCATAGAGTTACCCTGTAGATGTTTTAATCTATTTTGCACCAAAATTCTTTCTTCATCTGAACCTGTATATTCAACCAAAATTACTTTTTTATAATTTAAAATTGTTTCAAAATCAACATCTCTTGTATGCAAACTACAAATAGTAGGATGATGTATATAGCTATATGAACCCCAATAAGCACGATCAGTTCCGTAAATATTATAGATTTCATTTACAAAATTATCACCACTTAACGATGGATTGCAACTAAGTAGTTTGCATAAAAAATGCCCGCCGGTTGTAGGTAAATGAATTACAATTATTGAATCATCCGCAGGATTAGGCATTTCAATTTCGCACATTCCTGTTGGCACATGCTCTGATGTTTTTGGCAATTTAAGCATTTTTTCGTGATTATCATTTTTAAAACCATCGTATTTTTCAAATACTTGGTGAAATTCTAAATCTTTATTTGTCATAACAATATTTAACTTATAAGAAAACATGTTAAAATTTTTGCCTACGTAGTTCAGTGGAATAGAATAGCGGTCTTCGAAACCGTGGGTCGGGGGTTCGAATCCCTCCGTAGGCTCCAAAATAATACGAAAATCTACAACCAGTATAAATACCCTATAAGAGGATGTAGTTATGAATTACAAGGGAAAAAAAGATACAATATTTAAATGCGTGTCTTGTGATGCGGATATACCATTTAGTGGATATAGTAGCAAACACAAGTATTGTAATAATGCTTGTCAAGCAACACATACATCAAAATTATTTTATCAAAAAAGAAAACAAGAATGGTTAGAAGGAAAACCAGTAAAGAGAAGTTTTATATACCAATTCTTGTGTGAACAAGATGGGAATAAATGTAGTTGCTGTGGTATAGAATCTTGGCAAGATAAACCTATTAGATTATGGGTTGATCATATTGATGGCAATGCTTCAAATAATAAACCAGATAATTTTAGATTAGTATGTCCAAATTGCGATTCACAATCTCCAACATTTGGTGCAAAAAACACTGGCCGTGGTAGAAAATCTTTAGGATTATCTCAATATGGTTAAAAATAATATTTGACAAAAAACAAAATATAAGTATAATGATAATACAAGGTTATTTCGGAGTAGATCAGCGGTAGATCAGCGGACTGTTAATCCGTGTGTCGTAGGTTCGATCCCTACCTCCGAAGCCATTTTTCACTATAAATACCCCATGAATTTTCTTATAATAGGCGACAGTTGGGGCTGCGGCGAATGGTCAAAAGATTTCATTTATGCAGTTGCTGCGCCAGATAATGATTGGCATTTATTTGGTGATAAACCAAATTATTGGTGTAAAACAGTGCCAATACCCAATACGCATGTTGGTGTATATTTAAATGAGCATACTTTTACAAATTTATGTGTAGGTGGTGATAGTAATCTCAACGCATATACTATATGTGCTAACCATTTAAAAACAAAGCATGATTATGATTATATCATATGGTTTCAGACTGAACCTGTTAGAGATATTATTAACAACAACGCAACAATAGATAGTAAAAAATTACAAGATTATAATGGATATGATGCAATTCATGATGATTTATGGCAAGAAACATATCTAAAATTTTCTACACTGTATGAACAATATAACATTCCATTTATCGTAATAGGCGGAATGGCAGTAGTTAATCCAATCATACAGAAATTTGCCTTTGCAAAGATAGTACTGAATGATTGGGCAAATGAATTAATATTTGATAAACCGATAAAGCATCCACATCTTATAGCACATCTATCAGAATTTGCTGAAAAATACGAAGCAGATTTTAATCGTGATAGGTTTATAGTGGAAGCAGAAGCATCAACAAATTGGATACATTACTGCTATCATCATACTAATTTTCCTGATTGGGGACATCCTGACAGACGTGCTCACCAAGGGCTTGCAGAATGGATATTGACGCAATTAGAACGGTAGTGGAAAGAAATACCAAATTCCATCTGCCAATACAATCAAGCCAATGATACCAACCGCAATGCTGCTATACCATAGAGCCATGCTGACGGCAAGAATAGCAGTGGTTGAAAAGATAATAGCAATCTGAATGATTGTGCCAGCCATACCAAAGAATGGGCTACGCTTCTTGGCACTATCACGGTCTGCTTCAAGCGCACGACCTTTTGCCATAATTTCTTTTTTACCTTCACCTTTTGGATCGCTTTCTAATACATCAATATATTTTTGATAATTTTCAGCACGTGCTTTTAAGGCTGGTATTAAACTTTTGTCGGTTGCTGGATCAGCAATTTGAACTTTTAAATCATCAAGGTTAAGTTGGTACATGTTTTGCTTGATACTCTTGGCTTGATAAAAACCCCAAGTATCGCCAAGTTCAATATTATCAGCCATGATTTTGCCACTAACCTGACCACCGAGCCAAGATGTGATCGCAAGGAGTGCAGCAAAGATTGTAATTGTAATAGAAGCAAGACCTTTTAGAACTGCTTCACCTTCACTACGACTTAATACCTTACCATTCTTATCTTTCATAACCATGTCTAATAATCCTTGAATTTGTTTCAGGTCCATGTTAAAACTTTGCTAATGTTTGTGCTATGATTGTGCATCCCAAGAATGTATGGGCTAAAATAAACGAATAAAGAAGATAATTTATATACTTTTCTCTTGACATGCATAACTATTTATTGTAATATAATTAAATGATGCGCATGTGGTGTAATGGTAGCCACGCTAGTCTTAGGAACTAGTCCTTCGGGGTGGGGGTTCGAGTCCCTCCATGCGCACCAAATGCCCGCATAGCTCAGTTGGTAGAGCAAACGATTAGTAATCGTTAGGTCCGGCGTTCAAATCGTCGTGCGGGCACCATTATTGGAAAGGTGGGCGAGTGGTTTATGCCTGCAGTCTTGAAAACTGCCGAACAGCAATGTTCCGTGAGTTCGAATCTCACCCTTTCCGCCAACATAGAGAAAGTAAAGAGAACATGTATAAGAAGTTTAAACTGTTTGAACGAATGTTTGATTTCGTAGCCAAATTATTTTGGTTTGCACTTCTTTGCAAGTGGCTATTTGCAGATGTAAATATACATGATTATATTAAGTAAGCGGATTTCGTATAGTGGTAATACCGCAGCCTTCCAAGCTGCAGCGAGGGGTTCGATTCCCCTAGTCCGCTCCAATATTTTTTCTACAGTCATAAAATCGTAATAAATATTATTATGTTAAATTACTCCATTGCAAAAATGATTGAGTTTGCTTTTACATATATAATCAATAACGAATTAAAAACTAAGACATACGATATGCCTGATGACAAAAGACTTACTGTAATAGAGTATATGACTCAGCGTATCGATGAGATACGCAAAGTTCATAAATGACGCCTACAATAGATGATATAGAAATAAGTTCTGTTACTTCTCTTGCACCTGATAAATTTTTGGTTAGAGTTTATCCCAATATCGGGTTGCCACATTTCCCCCCATTAGGTACTGATTTTTTAAAAGAAACAATACAAGCACCATTGAAAAAATGGTGTGATGAATGTTTTAGTTATGACTATTCATTGTCATTTAGATTCAATAGCGGCGATCCATATTGGTCATTATTTTTCAACAATAGCGAAGATGTTAATATCTTTATGATGCGTTTTGGTTCAAATAAACATTAATGTTGTTTAAATTATAATTTTGAATATCCAATTCAACTGGTAAATCAATACCTAGTTTTTCACATAATTCAATATTATCTGACATCATTGCTGATGGATTGTCTTTTACAAATTTTCTCAAATCTGCATTTTGTTTATCAATGTGAAAACTCATTTCACGCAAATTCTTATAATATCCACCATAACTAGGATAAGTTATGCCAAAGTGTCCGCAACGGACCCACCAGCCCAAACACGCATCATTATCTCTATGAACGAGAACAATTGGGCAATCTGGCCAAGTCTTACGAATAAAATCAAGATGATGGCAAAATACATGACTCTTAATGATGCGAACACCTTCCCCACTAAACGGACGATCAAATTCTGCTTCTAACTCTTGCTTGCTTATGTAAGGCATAAGGTGAAGTTTATCACCAAACTCCATGTGTGGATCAAAGTATGCGCCAAGGTGCATTAATTGATTTGCACCGCTTGCATCATGATAATAAATTCTAGCATCGCTATAATCACTCGTATCTATTGAAGGGGAGTAATATATGTTTTTTACTACACTACTCCACTTAGAACCTGGCGCACCTGCAACAAAGATATATTTCATAAACCCATTTCTTTACGAATCTTGGTTGCACTTATAGCGTGTGTTTCTTCATCAAATACTTCTTGTTCAATCTTATATCCAACATCACGCCCATATGTAATATTGACAATATTTGGAACAAGATTTACAAGAAAATCACGATTAAATTTATAACCCTGTGCTTCCAATTCTTTGATGATGCGGTCTTTGACAAATGAATAATCAAATGGATTATTTTCACTGCCACCAACATCACGCACCATAATCATAACTTGACCTGTCTTGGCATGTGCTCGTTTGAATAGTGCAAGATGCCCATCATGCCATGGTTGCCAACGCCCTAACATTTGCACCGTAGGTGCTTGATTATTCCATCTTGTCATGAGTGTTTCAATCCTTTAAACATTGCTTTAATCCAAGTTGGGTTCGTGTCAAAATCAAGTTCTTCCATGATATACTTTGACCAAAAGTTAGCATCTTGTGTATCTACACGAAAATAATAACTGCCTGGTTCTGGATTTACAAACAACTTATTCGTATCCTCAAACCGCCCTTCTTTAATAGTATCAACCCAAATAACAGTAGCAGGTCCAAAGGCTGCACGAGTGGCTGGTGTGGGACAAACAAAATCGGCTATCACCCATGAACCTGCTGCTGTAACTTGGTCGCATAGCCAACCCATTCGTCTGGCTTGTTCTATGCGATCCGCTTCACTAAACCCAAGATGACTGTTAATGTTTGCACGAACAGCGTCAGCGTTCCAATGAATTGCTTTTAATTTTGGTGCCAAGGCTTTCGCCAGTGTCGTTTTACCCGACCCTGGCAAGCCCATTATTAGTATTTTCTTATTCATGCTACAGCGATCTGCTTTGGTGCAGTAAGTTTGCTAACAATGTAACAAGTAATACCAGCACCAAAAACTTGAATAAGTGTGCCACACACCTGTACTACAGGTCCGCCGCCACCAATAAGTCCATAAACATAAACTGGTGATCCTATCAATGCTCCTACTGCAGCACCACCAAGAAACCCATACTTTGTAAGAGTATTTGGTGCGAGCATACCAATCATAATTGGAATGAAGAAACATAGTCCCCAAGTTTTACCAAACAAGAAAATCAAGTTTAGATCAAGGCCAGGAATATTAGCAAGCGTGATACCAATTGCTGCAAATACAAGCATTGCTATTCTGCTCCAAAGAATTGGATTTTTACCTTTAAGTGCGTCATGAACATCATTGCCAAATAAGTTAGCACTGTTTAACAACATAGTATCAATGATACTGATGAGACCAGCAAAAACCGCTACAAGGAAGAAACATGCCAACCAAGGACCAACAACTGTTGTCATAACAATGATATTGATGAACCCTGTTTTTGGACCGCTTACATCATAGTGCAGACCAGCGGCAATCATACCAAGTGGCGCACCAATTAGTTGTAATACTAGCCAATAGAATGGACCAATAATGTTTGCTTTAAAAGCTACATTTGGCTTCATACTAAATGCATTTTGATAGTTTTCATTGCCTGTCCATGGACTTGCAAAGTGACCAATAACAGTTGGAATACCAAACCCAAACAGCAACCCAAGCGTAAAGCTATCGCTCCATAAATTTGTTCCCTTGCCAGTTTTACCTGCAATACCGTCGATAATTGGTTGGAAACCAGTAGTGCTATAAACAAAGTAACCTACTACAGCAACACCAATAAAGATTGAAACAATTTTTACAATGTCAGTAATAATGCTTGCCTTTAATCCACCACGCAAACTATATGTGAGAGCAATACCGACCAACAATAAGCTAACAACAATAGGATTTACACCAGTTAGCAGCGAAACACTTTGTGATCCAGCAAACAAATCAATAGTCAAACTTTGTAATGTGCTTAGTAGCATTTGAACAACGATCAACATACCAACAAGTTTGCCCCACTTACTTCTAAAATAATCACTTAACGTGAAAATTTTTCCGTTTTCATTGCGGAAATTATTGATAAAGTAAGCAAATACAATTAACGCAAAAAAGTTACCAAAGCTAAACCAGAATACACCTGGCCAACCATTATTATAACCTTGCTGTGCTGCAACAAATAAACCAGGTGCGTGAATCCATCCTGCGCCTACACTTGTGCTGCCTTGCCACAAACCAATTTCACGATTTGCTACAAGAAAACTTTCTTTGCTCTTATCAAAACCCTTAGCATAAATGCTGGTTAAGAAAAAAACAAAAAGAGCATATAATCCAATCATCAAGAAACCAGTTTCTTGACTAAAAATTGGAAACATGTGTTGAATATCCATTTTATTTTCCTTCTTTAATTAAATTTTAATTTCGGACACGTGCCTTGTTTGTTTTAAAAAGGCACGAGTTTTATCTGTAATAATTCCAGTCGTGAACAATGTCACACGAGGAGACAGCCCACTATTGGCAGTATAATGTGGAACATGACGATAATCAAATGTGTGAATATCGCCTGCTCTCCAAAATTGGTAAAGATGATTTCCAAATTGGAAAAATTGTCCTTGTTCGTAATCTTTTAACATGATTCCAATTCGCATTAAATCATCTTGATCTACGCCTGGATAATTTAAATCAAACCTGTCAACATGCCCAAGGAAGGCTTCGCCAGGAAATTGAATATGCAATCTACTTTCATGACGATCAAGACCAATCATATCTACCATTTTTTGAAAAGGCTCTGCCAAATCATGATTTACTCTAAAAATAATCATTTCTGGGTCTGCACCAACTGCTAAAAAATCATTTGTTTCAGCAGTATTGAGTTTTACCATATTGTGTTCTTCGCCACGATCTTTTGCCCATGCTCTGCGACGATTTTCAATGTTTACTGGAATTGAGTTTTTAATCGCTTCATCAAGTTCTTTGGACCAATCGCCACTAAATTTTCCCAACCCTTGAACAGTATCCCATCGCATGTCTCGTATCTTTGTGTCGAAATGATAACTGCTGCGGTTTTTTCCAAATTCCCATGCACTTTTTGCGTTTTTATAATCTTCCATTTTATATCTCACTCAAAATAATTTATTAATTCACCATCTCTGTTAAGATCGCAGGTGACACAATGAATACCACCACTCCAGAAATAACGATTTCTGTACGGAGAAACATGTACATTTATACCATGTTTTTCTAGTTCATTGCAAATTCTTTTATTATAGTTAAACACTACCACATTACTTTCATCAATGCTTAGCATATTGCAATCAAAAACATTGTCAATCATGTATTTTTGCCAACCATTATCTAACCATTCATAAGCAAGAGCAGCACGAGCAGCGTCGCCTTCTTCGCCATAGTTCCATAAGTTATGATTATGCTTTTGTTTAAATTCTAAGAATTTATACATGCTTACTAAACTATCACTGCCATCTGTTGTAATAACTTTCCAATTCGAAAAATCTGCAGCATATTTTTCACTGCCCATTACACTAACGATGAGACCCTGTTTCAATGGGCGATACCAACTATCACGCCAGCCAATTTCATCATATATAAGATTTTCATGTCCTTCGCCAAATTCAGAAACAAATTGAACAAACTCATCATGCGAACCATATCTTTGAAATGGCCCACCATTTCCATATGTCATGCGCTTTCCAATTTTGGTCATCCAACCTTCACTGTTTATTTGTGTGTTGGTATGATAAACAGTATTACCTTGTTCTTGGACATATTGAACAATGTTTTCATATTGTTTATATTGTTCTGGTTCAATAAACCAATTGATAAATTTTTCATCCATCATCATAATCCAGTCACGTGGCTGCATTGGTGGCGGCACTATACAATCAACTGTGGGATATTCATTGTATTGCGATGGTAATACAAATTGATCATACCATGCACGTGACTGGATTCTCGTTTTAAAATTAGCTGAATTTTCTACTGTAGGGCGAATAGTTTCTACACCAAAGGAATTTAGCAATTTTTCTAAATTTTGATAATCTTCTTCTGTTTCGTAGGCTATTTGTTCATATCGCCGACGAACATCAATATCTTTTATAAAACTATAAAATTCTGGTGCATAAGTGCGACCAACAACACAATTTTTTAATGGTTGAAATAAACAATGTTTCTTAAACATATTAATCCTTTAAATTAACAACTAAATTTTTACCTGCACCGCCAATTACATCACGTGTGCGGTCAGTAACATAACCTGTAATTTGCAACATTGGGCGATCCCACCATCCCATATTAGCGGTAGAATGTGGCATATCTTGCCATTCCCATGTGATACAATCGCCTGCTTTCCATCCTGTAAAATTAGCATTGCCAATTTGAAATATCTGTCCAAGTTCCCAATCTGCCAACATAACAGCAAAACGACGCATGATATCTGGATTCTTATCCATTTCTGTTACTTTAAAACTGTTTTCACGTTCTGGACGTGCGGCAAAATTATCAATATGAGTGTGAAGCATTTGACCTGTAGTTTGATTATGAAACTTAATCATGCTTCCTTCCATACCAAGCCAATTGCTTATCTTTTGAAATATCTCAATATCTTCTGCTGCAGTGCGATTAAAAACTTCGCTATGAGGATCAGCACCAGCACGAATCAAATCTTGTTCTTCTGCTGTGGCACTGTATAATCCTTCGGTGGCAATATCTTTGTTAAAATTATTACGAGTTCCCCAACTACTTGCTTTAGTGCGAGGCAAACATTCACGAATTGCATCACCAAAATCTGCATCAAATCTGCAAACATGAGTATAGCTATCTATACCAGGCTGTGGAACCCGTGTAGTATCAAAATGCCAACGGCTACGGCTTTTAGTAAATTCCCAACGGCTGTCATTCCATTCTTCATATTCACTCATCCTTAAAATATTTCCTTTTTTTGTACTGCTACTGGATATCCAGTTCGTTTAACGATGTCATCAACCTTTGGATTAGATGTTTGATGAATATACTTTTCATTTGAATCTTCACTCATTATGTCGTTTAATCTTGGATCATTGTAGGCTACAGGAAAATCTAACCATTTTCCTATATCTCGCACATACGCTTTTCCATAAAGATAAAATAATTCTGTGCTGACATAGAATGGAGTGCTATCTAACCAACGAATAAGTTGTGTCATACAGCCCCAACTAGGTCCGCCACGCATTCTAGTTTGTTGATTTGTTAATATTGTCTTATCTCGACCAATAATTACTACTTGAATTTCTATATTCAAACTTTGTAATTTAGCAATGAGTTTATTAATAGGTGGAACTTGCAATTCATCTTTATTCCAAAATGGAACACTTGCACTTAAGACTGCATAATTTTTTCCACCCATAATATCTAATGTTATGCTATCAATATCATCCCAATATTTGTTATTAGGTTCTTTGTAATGTGGAACAAAATAATTATCAGGATCACTGTTATCCAATAATTCTTCCCAACCATGCACATCTGGATGTAGTGCAAAAATTTTACTAAACAAATGATTTCCACTTCCTTGCGGACCAAAAAGTAAAATTATTTTATTTTTTTTCTTATTTTTAAAAAATTCCATACATGTTTCCTAAATCATAAATATTTAGTAAAAAAATTCAATATCTTAAAATTATTTATCAAAATCAGGAAAAAATAGATGAACAAGAAAATTTATAATTATTTGTTAAAAAATATAAACGAAGCGTTTAAATTAGAAAGATATGCAGAAGTTCGTGATAGTTTAAACAAAGATACAATTATAAATGAACTTCCATGGACATCAAAGCGTCTAGAAAAATTTATGCACGATATTGATCATACGTTTCATAGTCTTGACTTAGAATATAAAGGAACACTTGAAGATTTTACAAACCAAATAGATGAAAAATATATGTCACGTTTTTGGGGCGGTGAAATTTGGAAACCAAGAACAGATAGTTATCGCTTTACAGGATGGAATATTGTTAAAGAAATCAATGAGTTGAATCCAAAAGCAGTATTGGATGTTGGATGTGGATTTAATCAATTCAAACAACACATACCCAATCTTATAGGAATTGACAAATATAATCCAGCAGCGGATTACATGGTTGATATATTAGAATTTATATCTAAACCAGAAAGTTTTGATGCAATAATTGTATTTGGCAGTATTAATTTTTACAGTTACGAATGGGTAGCTAAAAGATTTGTAAAAGTATTTGAACTGCTATCGTCTGGCGGAAAAGTATTTTGCCGTGGTAACTCTTTTAATCCAGACAAGCCGCAACATGATCAGTGGATAGATGGATATCATTGGGATTTTGAAACTGCAGTTCGTATTGCAGAAGAAAACAATATAAAACTTGAAACTTGGAAACAAGACAGCGGCGACCGTTTTTACTTTGTTTTCAAAAAACCTTAATAGCGCACGGTTAATTTTACAATAAATATCTTGTAGGATTAACCATGCCAAGATTAAGTTTATATAGAGAAAATCATAGTAACGATTATAAGTGGCAGGATAACCGTATCCGCGAACTTTTTACAATCGGTGGTGTTGGAATAAATGTTCACAAATATCTTGGTCCAAAAGACCAAGGTGCTACTACTGATTTAACACAACCACAATATGCAAATCAAAGTGTGCAAAACATACAAGATTTGCTTTTCATGGAAAACCGTGACCGTAGCTATGAACCAAATGTTTATGCACTACGTGGGCATTATACAATTCAAGATATAGATTATAATTTACAACAATTTGGTTTATTTGTAAATCAAGATACTCTTTATATTACATTTCATCTAAACGAAATTGTTGAACGGTTGGGTCGTAAAATTATACCAGGCGATGTATTTGAGTTGCCACATCTTCGTGATTACTATCCGTTAGACGAAACACTGCCCGCTGCATTAAAAAAGTTTTATGTTGTACAAGAAGCAACTCGTGGTAGTGAAGGTTATGCACAAACTTGGTGGTCACATATTTGGCGTTGTAAAGTAGTTCCAATGGTAGATGGTCAAGAATATCGTGACATACTTGATCAACCTGCAAATAAATCAACTGATACTACACTGCGTGATATGATGAGTAATTATAACATCAATCTAAAAATAAATGATGCAGTAGTTGCTCAAGCAGCAACAGATGTTCCTGCTAGTGGTTATAGCACTAATAGTCTTTATATATTACCAACAGCCGATGGTATTAGTCCGATTGTTGCTATTAACGGTTATCTCACTGCCGATGGTGTGCCACCAAATGGATTACCAGTAACAGTTGATTCAGCATTTCCGCTGAATCCAGAAGTAGGTCAATATGTTCTACGCACGGATTATATGCCAAACAGATTGTTTAGATATGATGGCGGTAAATGGGTTGCCATCCAAGATGTCAATCGTGCCAACATTACAGGTGCAAATACTAATACACAACTTGGTTCATTTATTAACAACACAGCAACAGTTAAACTAACTAATGGAGCAACTGTTGCAAGTAGCCAAACGCTAAGCAATTTATTGAAGCTAACACCAGATAAACTAGGATAAACTTGTGGGTCAATTTTTCTACGATAAACAAATACGCAGATTTATGAATCAGTTTGTTCGCATATTCAGTGATATGTATGTTGAATTTGGCAAAGACATAAATGGCAATAGTGTATTATATCGTGTGCCATGTCGTTATGCCGATACCAACCGACAAGTTGCTGCTATCATGCGCCAAAATAGTGACAATAGTATCAATGCTGTTCCAGCAATGGTCGTGTATATTACAAAAGTAGATTATGATCGTAATCGTATGCAAGAACCGCATCACATAGATAATATTTCAGTACGTTCGCGTGCCAAAGACCCATTAACAGGAAATGTAAGTTCCAATCAAGGTCAAAATTTTACTGTGAATCGTCTTATGCCAGCACCATATAGATTAACTGTTAATATGGAAATATGGACAAGTAACTTTGATCAAAAGCTACAATTATGGGAACAAATAAGTGCGCAATTTAATCCAGATATGGAAATACAAAGCACTGACAATTACCTAGATTGGACTAGTTTAAGTTATATTCTTTTAACCGATACTAATTGGACTACAAGAAATATTCCTGTAGGCAGTGATGATCCAATTGATGTTGCTACTTTTACGTTTGAATTACCAATTTGGATCACCACACCAGCAAAATTATTGCGTCTCGGTATTATTCAAAGTGTTGTTGCTAACGTATATGATGCATTAGGAAACCCAAGTCAAGCACTTATTGACCAAACTAATAACCTTGGCAATCGTCAATATTTTACACCTACTGGATATCAAGCATTAGTTAATAACGGAAATGTTACGTTATTTCCAAATCATGGTCCAGAATTAAACAATAATTCACTATCAATACCAACTACTTTAGGCAATGCTATACCCTGGGCACCAGTTATTCATAGTTTTGGTGAAATAGCAAACAACTATAGCATGCTTTATCTTACTGATACCGTAACAGATAGATTAGTTACAGGAACAGTTGCGTATGATCCCACCAATCCAAACAATCTTAAATTTACAGTTGATCCAGCTACAGTACCAACCAATATATTACCAAGCGTGAATGCGATTGTGGACCCACAAGCAAATGGACCAGGCGTTGGATTGCCAGCAGCCAGCACAGGTCAGCGATATTTGATTGTTAATAATATGGGTGGTGCGAGTTTAGGAAATGGTGCAGTAGCGTGGCAAAATGCAAATAGTAGCATTACTACCGCAATGCCAAATGATATTATACAATATAATGGCAATTCATGGTTTGTGGCATATCGTCCAAACTCAATTAGTAATGCTAGTTATGTCACCAACACTTTTAGTAGTATTCAATATGCATGGAATGGAAATCAATGGCAAAAAAGTTGGGAAGGTCTATACCAAGAAGGTCTATGGTCAATCGTGATTTAACAGCCGCAGGTGCGCTTTTCTTAAGTGCAAAGAGCGGACGTTGTTTATTTTTGTTACGTGATCAAGATACATATAGCGACACTTGGGGACTAGTCGGCGGACAACTTGAACAGAATGAAACTTTGTATCAAGGTTTAACGAGAGAAATTGCTGAAGAAATTGGTTTTGTTCCAGAGATTATAAAAACTATTCCACTTGAATTGTTCTCTTCACCCGATGGTCACTTCAATTATCATACGTTTGTAATTCTCGTGAAAACAGAATTTATACCAGAATTAAGTAGCGAACACAAGGGATATGCTTGGTGTGATTTAACCAATACTCCTAAACCACTACATCCTGGTTTATATAATTCACTCAATAGCCAAGTTATTAAAGATAAACTTCAAACAATTCAAAATATTTTAGAAATCACCTAAAATAACGGCATCTCGAACACTTACTTCAATGTAATTTGGTAGTGTTTTTAATATTGAATTAAAGTGATTAGTTAAGTGATTTCGCACACGATAAAATTTAGTATTACCAAATGCTTTAACAACATTATAAAGAAAAGCATTAAATTTATCAAAATCTTCAATTAGTTCTGGATTATCATATCCAAAAGTATTAGCATAGATATTTTCGCTTGTTTCACCATCAGTTCCATCAAACCCAAATAGAAATACTTTTTCTGCACCGTCAAACGCAGCCAAGTATGCAGCACTACTGCCTGCATCCATATGATAACAATGCGGTAGCAAATTAGTTTCTTTATATACTAGCCATGAATCATTTGTTACAAAAATTTTATTATAAAGTTCAGTGTCCATGTCAGCGAAAAATATGTTATTTTTAATTACATAATAATCTGCTGGTGTATCACGATATGCAGCATTGCAAGCATATGTAAGTTTATATCCTTCAGCCACACGACGATTATTTGCATCTATAAGCAATTTAATTTCTGGACTATTTCTACTAACGCCATTTCCAAGAACCACTGCAGATTTTACAGGAATATCGTATGGTAAATTACGTGATGTTACAAATATACTTTTTTGTACGGCATCTTCTACATAAGAGATAGTTTCACCGTTATAATCACGACGATATTGTGCTGCGTATATATTTCCCATTAGAATCTTCCTACTGCTATTTCAATTTTTACTATGCTATCATCTAATATGATATCCATGCTCTTACCTATAATACAACCTGGCTCGTATAGTGATTTGTCCATTGCACATGCGATACCTTTTTGATCACTACTAACAAGTAGAGTTCCTTTATTTACTGGCCCACGTACTAAACAAGGAACACGACCTGTTAGTGCAATTGGTAACCAATTATCATGTTCAAAATTATCATTCATAAGATAAGCAGGATTGGTGGATACTACACCCGCAACCGAGGTATCATGAGATTGGGTTGAAACCGTAACATCAAGGTCTCCACCAAATATCATAACAGTGCCAGGTGTATAATAATCATCCGCATGATACATTTCGGCCAAGTCGGCGTACTTTGCCGTGGTTGATGTACCAGTAAATGTTACAGCATAACAGGTGCTCCAATAAGCACTTGCACTTCCTAACGTAACAGCATTATTACTGCTTGGTGTATGAGTAGAACTTGTTATTGTGCTAAATGTACCAGCACTACTTGAGTTGCCAATAGTTGTGCCAAGAATTGAAGTACCATTAATGGTTTGTCCATTTATAGCACCTGCCATAGTTAAACTAGTTAATGCACCAACACTTGTAATATTATTTTGTGCTGCAGTTGATAGGGTACCAGTTAATGTTGCACCACTGTTACCAATAGTTCCACCTTGTACAGTAGTAGCATTAATTATAGCACCATTTGTAGTGCCTTGTAGATTAGTAGTTCCACTAACAGTAAGTCCAGTTAAAGTTCCAACACTTGTAATGTTAGTTTGTGCTGCGATTGATAGTGTTCCTGTTAATGTAGCACCGCTATTACCAATAGTTCCGCCTTGTACAGTAGTAGCATTAATTGTAGCACCATTGGTTGTACCTTGTAAGTTAGTAGTTCCACTTACAGTAAGTCCAGTTAGAATTCCTACAGAAGTAATATTTGTTTGTGCTGCAGTTGAAAGGGTTCCTGTTAATGTTGCACCAGTGTTGCCAATAGTACCAGCATAAATTGCACTACCAGTGTGAATGTTACCATTAATAGCACTTGCCGTATTACCAATAGTTGTGCCAAGAATTGATGTACCATTAATTGTCTGTCCGTTTATAGCACCACTCAGCGTTAAACTTGTTAATGCACCAACACTTGTAATATTAGTTTGCGCTGCAGTTGATAGAGTTCCTGTTAATGTAGCACCAGTATTACCTATCGTGCCAGCATTAATAGTGGGTGCGGCAATCGTGTCAGTCGTTGTTATAGTTGATGTATTAACAAACGTTGTATTACCAGCGATAGATAAGTTACCGCCAACATATAAGTTACCAGTAATACCAGCGCCACCCGTTAACTGCAAACTGCCTGTTGTAGTACTAGTTGCTGCATAACCACCATTGATAACAAGGTTGCTATCAATCGTTGCGTTACCATAAATGCGTGTGCCGTCTAACAGTTTTGCCATAATTATTCCACACTATATTTAGGTAGCCTTAAACTGGTTTATTATACTCATCAAATACACCAGATACTTGCAAATTGCCATTAGGATTTATTCTTTGTGCAACGCTGCCACCATTAATTGTAACTTCATCAAATATACCAGTAATTTGTAGCGTACCAGTAGAGTTTACTCGTTGTACAGCTACGTTCGAACCACTATATATATACGAAGAAAATGGTATAATATTTGAAGTTACTGCTGAACCTCCAGTTCGGGTTAGTGTAGCTGCAATTGTACTATTATCTACAATTCTATTAGATTGACAAGTTAATAATACAGTATTGGGTATTGCAGTAAGTCGAGAAGATGGTGGCGTAAACGGACCAGAGGTATATACTGCTGTGCCTTTTACTATTCGTAAATTAGAGATATAACCACTCCACGTTAAAGTTGTGTTATCATTATATAATCTACCAATACCAACTGGCGGTGTGGTAGAATTTGTTGGAGTAACTGAATTTGTTGCAACAGATACACCGTTAACATATAAAGTATTTGTGCTTCCACTACGAACAAGTGCAACATGATACCAAATATTTGAAAGAATAATATTATTACCTGAGTATGTTACGGTACCAGCACTACCGTTTACAAAGAAACCTATTCTGTTGCTGGTATCTAAAAAGATTGCCGTTCCATTTGTTCCTGCATTAGTAGTATCTGTGACAGTGACAATTCCAAATTGTGCAGCACCTATGCCTAACCCATATACCCAACATTCAATAGTCCAATCTCCGCTTGTTAAATTATATGACGCATTGGTTGGTGCCATTATATAATCTGGACCAGCATTGTTAAAATAATAATCATAGTATCCATTTGGATTAAGCGGTGTTTGAAATATCGTATTTACTGTGCCTGTTTTTGTTAAAGTGACATTATTTGTGCTGCCATCTAAAAAAGAATTGGCCGAAGGTATAGTAGGTGAGTTTAGTAACAGTGCAGTATTAGTACTTGCAGTCAATGGATTTCCTGGTGGTGTAAAATTACCAGTATAAACACCAGTGCCATTTATAATTCTTATATTAGTCATATAAAAACCAGCAGTACCGCCGTTTGGTCCAAATATTCTAGTAGCCTGACCTGCATAACTGTATGAATCAGCCTTGCTGCCAACACTTACACCATTTATATAAAGTGTAAGAGTTCCTGCAATTCTAACAGCAGCAAAATGATTCCACTGAGCATAAGTTATTGTTCCACCGAATAAGAAGTTACCGCCTGCTTGGTGCCAATATAATTGACTATTATATGTTAGCAGTTCCCAAGTTAGTGTATTAGCACTGGCCATAATAAGGTTATAACCAGAAGTTGAACTTGGGATGGTTAAACCATATACCCAACATTCAACTGTAAAATCACTTGTGCCAAAATCATACTTTGAACCAGCAGTTGCAGCAGGAACACTCAAATAATTGTTTACAGTGGTGTAGTAAAAACTTCCAAATGTTGATGGATTATTAGTAATTTCATCAAATGACCCACTAACTTGCAGATTTCCATTAGTATTCAAACGTGATGCTATTGCCATTATCCAAATACCGTATCAATACTATTAGTGGTAGCATTATAGAATGTATAAGCCACACTAGTGTTATTACCACTGTATGTATAACCAGTACGCTGCTGTGTATAGATATTTCCACCTACATATACGTTACCACTAATACCAGCACCGCCGCTAACAACTAGCGCACCCGTAGTAGAAGATGTTGAATTTGTGCTACTTGCGGCAACAATATTACCACCGCTATAAATGTTTCCTGTGGTTACAACATTTATGCCATTGAAGTTAGACCCATAATGGTTGTTAGCATAGATTGCAGAGAAATATTGACCGCTCGCAGTGCCAAGAGTAATAGCGTTATTGCTTACTGGATATATGCTAGTAGATGCAACGTTTGCTACTGCTGTATTAGCAGCCCATAAAGCCAACGATCCATTCTGCGAACTACTACCACGAATAAATTGTATAAAACTATCCCAACCAATACCGCTGTAATTAATACCGAATCTTGCTGTTTCAGCACCAGTTGCATTACTAGATGAGCCATTTTGTGCGGATAATTGGAAATTAATATCACTGCCACGAGTTAATACTGTCGTAATTGCGCTTGCAGTAGTTGAGGTAAGATTTAAGTTACTTGCATATATATTACCGTTAACACCCAATCCACCAGCAAGAACTAATGCACCGGTTGTTGTACTTGTAGCAGTAGTTGTACTATTAGATACAAGATTGCCACTTGTTATATTATATTGTAGGTAAGTTGCACCGTTAAATGAACCACTATTGTTGAACTGAACCATAGTGTTAGCGCCACCTGGTGTGCCGCCGCCACCGCCACCTGCGGTTGCTCCATTTGGATAGAAGATACCACTTGTTGTTATTACGTTACCAACATAAAGATTTCCGCTAATATTAGCAGTGGTTGCTGTTAAGTTGCCAGTTGTAGTATTTCCGCTTACCGTAATATTATTAAAATATGGTGTAGATGCAACAACGCTCCATGTATTTTGTGCGCTATTATAGGAATAGTTAGTTCCATTTACTGTTGCTTGCTGACCGTTTGTGGGCGAACTTGGAAAACTCATGATAATATTTAGTGAATACTATAGTGGTGATTAACCAATATAAGCCACACTCCAGTTGTCGTTGCCGTCAAAAGTAATTGTGCCAACTGTTACATCAAATCTAAGTGTATCATTAACAGCCATTTTTACTATTGTGCTGCCACCTGTATGATTCATTGTAGTATTTGATGCATATTCAATCATAATTTGCGAGGTAGTTACGCTGCCAATCGCAGTTGTTTTTCTGACGATAATTTGTGCAGATGGAACGTTATTGGCAGAGGCTCTGACTACAATATTAACCTGATATAATCCAGCGACGGGCGCAGTAAAGTAACCAGTTGATGTATTCAAATATCCACCTTGATTATAATCAACTACAAAATAACCACCAGAAACTGTAACAGTAGAAGCAATTGATGCACCATTGCCACTTACACGAAATGCAGGACGATTTGGCATTGTAATACCAGCCGATCCACTAACCGTTAAGTTACCAGCAATTGTTGTGTCACCACTATCTTGCATTTGAAATATAGTATTTGTATATGCACTATTAACAATTTCAATGCCACCAGTAGAATTTACACGGAAAAATTTGTTAGGATTGGTTGCGGCACTATAAGTGTTTTGTAATTTAAGAAAATCAAGATATCCACTACCACCTTGACCATAAACATTGCCTACAATTGTTAGCGCACTTGTTGTTGATGTGCTACCATTTGCAATATAAATGTTTGCATAGTTGTTTAGTGTGGTATTACCACTTGCGCTTAGCGTAGTAAATGCGCCAGCAGTCACACTATTAGAAATTAAAGAGCGAGTAGAAATATCTACCCAATAACTTGCGCCAGTGGCATCCTTGATATATTCATAAAGAATATCAGTATTGCCCTGATACCATTGCGCACCAGCAGTTGGACTGCTTGGAGCAGTATTACTTGTGGTTAGAGTAACACCACTGCTTCCACTGCTGAATACATTGCCATTACTCCAATAATACTGTGCGCCATAAATGCCAGTATTACCAACTAAGTTAGCAGCATACACATTTGCAGTTTGTGCAGTTATGTTACCACTTGAAACTACACCGTTTAATGTTCCAACACTTGTAACATACGGCTGAGCATTTGTTATCAGAGTACCGCTTAATCCGCTATTTGCTACAATATAAGAAGCATATGCGTTAGCAGTTTGTGCAGTTATGTTACCACTTGCAGCCAGTGATGTTAGCGTTCCAACACTTGTAACATACGGCTGAGCATTAGTAGATAGTGTTCCAACAAGTGCTGCTCCTGTATTACCAATAGTGCCAGCATATAGGGATACACCGTTAAAATTATTTGCATATACTGCACCTGCAACACCAACACCACCACGAACTTGTAGAGCACCAGTTGATGTAGATGTAGTGGCTGTTGTGCTACTGATTACAAAACTATTTGTATTTGCTCTCATACGAGCAAATTCATTTGCAGGACTTGAACCGGCAAGACCAAATACTATATCGTTTGCAGCAAGAGTACCAATGATGAGGTTTCCACCAAGCGTTGTAGTATTTCCCGCCATGTAAAGAAAACCATCATTTGCTCTATCTAGTGTTCCTTGAGCAAATGTACTGCTATTGATACCTAAATCAATATATCCATCATTCTGCGTTCCATTATCGGCGGTTGCAACATAGTCAGTACTTGCTGCGCTACCACTATTACTGTTCTGATGATTTATCTGGGCAAAATTATTATAATTATCACTTACCTGAACTACGGTTTGAGCAAGTGGAGTAAATGTAGATTGACCTGCGTACAATGCGTTGAAACCAGTGGGAATGGTTCCATAAAATATACCGCCTTGTGAATAAACATTGGATGTTATATTAACAACATTACCTGTTAGATTTAAGTTACCACCAACTGTAAGGTTACCGCTCGTGCTTGCTGTTGTAAATACGCCGCTATTTGGTGTATTTGCACCAATTGCACCAGTGTGATAACCAGTAATCTGACCGCCACTACTTGTAGTTACAGAAGTTGCAACAACAGTATTGGGTGTATTTGCGCCAAGCGCACCATTGAGATAACCAACAATACTACCAGAACTTATAGTGCCATGGATTGCGGTAGTTGCGGTTATAGTTGTGAATGTACCAGTGTTTGCAGTGTTTGCACCAATAGCACCAGTAAGATAACCAGTTACTTGACCACCATTTGAAGTGGTGAAACTTGGACTTGTAAGCGCACCAGTGCTTGTAATGTTTGTTTGACTTGCACTTTGTGAGTTAAGTGTTCCATAAAGTACTGCACCAGCATTACCAATTGTGCCAGCAATGACCGTGGGAGCAGCTATGGTTCCAGTAGAATTTAAACTTGTAAGTGTTCCAACGCTTGTAATGTTAGTTTGTGATGCAGTTGATAAGGTACCAGTAAGTGTAGAACCACTATTACCAATAGTGCCTGCATATACTGCAACACCATTAAATGTGTTGGCGCTTACTGCACCAGTAACCGCCAATGACCCTAGCGTACCAACAGAGGTGATATTAGTCTGTGTGGCAGTTGATAAGGTTCCAGTTAAAGTCGCACCTGTATTACCAATTGTACCAGCATATACGGCAATACCATTAAATGTATTGGCATTTACTGCACCAGTAACCGCCAATGAACCTAGTGTGCCTACACTTGTGATATTAGTTTGTGCGGCAGTTTGTAAAGTACCAGTTATACTACTGGCAGAATTTCCTATAGATGTTGCAAGTAATGTAGCAGCATTGATTGTACCACCCGCATTTACTGTGCCTTGTAAATTAGTCGTGCCACTTACAGTAAGCGCACTTAACGTTCCTACACTTGTAATATTAGTTTGTGCATTAGTTGCAATATAACCATATAATCCTGTATTAGCAACAACATTGCTTGCATACACATTTGCCGTTTGTGCTGTTATGTTGCCACTTGCTATAATGCTATTTGCATATTCGGTTTGTGTAATGGTTTCATAATTTTGTGTTGTGATATTACCAGTTACAAATAAGTTACCATTAACAGTAATATTACCAGCACTAATATTGCCACTATACGTTGGTAGGTATGCAGCAACATTTGAATTGCTATATATACTGCTACCACCACCGCCAAATGCTAAACCATTTCCATAGTAATAAGCATTGCTGTAAATCGCAGTGTTTGCAGTGATGTTAGTAGCAGTTACATTAGAAAAATTACTGCCAAGATTGGCAAACGTAATATTTGAAGTACCAACAATAATATTACCGATGGTAGTTACATAATAAAAACGCTGACCATAGTTTGTGCCTTCATTAACATAAACAAGAAGACCAGTTGTGATACTATATGGTTGTGCAGCATCTTGCGCACGTGTCCAAGTACCATTACTTCCACTGCCTAATGTGCTTACATAATAGATGCCATTTTGGTTTGTGATAGTTTGACCTTGAACAAGTATGCGATCATTAGCAGCAAGCGTTACACCGTCAAGTGTATTTGGCGCGCCACCACTTAGTGTAATATTCGTGAAACTAGTAGCACGGCAACTGTTTTTAAAGTCGCTGTCTAAAATATTTTCAGCACGAACCCTTGTTAAAGCCATTTGTTAATCCTGTAAGGTATTTATTGATACTTACAGACGACCAACTACCACCTCTATAACACCCACTCCATCGCCAAAATTTTCTAATGCTTTGCCAATAACGCTGCCCATTTTTGGATTGTTTTCACTACGAGCAGTTCCATCTCCATTGGATACCATCATTTGTCCCTTACGAACAGGTCCAGTAACTTTAGTTGGCACACGACCCTGAAGTGCGATATACAAACCATCAGCATCGCTGTTCATCATATAAGCAGGATTAGTTGATACGACACCAGCAACATATTGACTACCATCAATATTGCTTAGAGTTACTTCTGCATCACCACCAAAATCAACAACAGTTCCACTTTCATATTCTGCGTCGCTTGTATAACGTTCGGCCAAGTCGGCGTATTTTGCAGTAGTTGAAGTTCCAAGGAAGTTTACAGCATATACGTTATTAAAATATTGTGAACCTGTTCCACCAATATTAATACTTGCGTTACTGCTTGGAACAATTGCACCACTAACTGTAAGACCGCTCAATGTACCAACACTTGTAATATTGGTCTGTGCAGCACTTGCACTATTAAGTGTTCCATATAATACAGCACCGCTATTGCCAATTGTACCAGCTTGTACAGTAGGTGCGCTTAGAGTATCTGTTGTATTAATTACTGTTGTATTAATAAATGTAGTATTGCCTGCTACTTTCAATGCATTAACAATATTAAAATTGCCGCTTGTATCAATAAATGCTGCAGTAGTATTATTTTGTTTAAAATTAACTTGTGTATTTGTATATGAACCTACATGAACATTGCTTGTATCGGCAATTACATAACCACTAACCCCACCAGTGGCAGTTTGAACATATATATTTCCATAACCATTACTTTGTAAAGAAGTATTGCCTGTTACAACTACAGAACCGTTTGCTCCAATAAAAGCTGGTGTTTGTCCTGCAACTTTAAAATTTAATTGTGTAGCCGATGCTGCACCAATATGAACATAATTTGAATCAGCAGTAAGATATCCAACATTTGTTCCACTGACAGAAGAAACGTTTGCTGCGGTTACAGTACCGCTAATTCCAGCGCCACCATTAACAATTAATGCGCCAGTTGATGTAGATGTTGAAGTGGTTGAACTACTAACCACGAAACTATTAGTGTTAGCACGAAAACGTGCTATTTCATTACCAGTTGCAGAACCAGCAAGAGAAAATACAATATCTTTTAAAGTATAGGTAGAAATAACAAGATTACCACCACCAGTACTTGTATTGCCAGCAACATATAGATATCCATCATTTGGACCAGTTAAGTTATATGCTGCTTGGTTGTATCCACTGCTATTAATACCAAAATCAATAAATGTATCATTGTCATTTCCATTATTTGCTACTGCAACAATATCTGTTGTTGCTTGATTTCCATTGTTTTGATTTTGTACTACTAACTGAACATAGTTGTTAATATTATCACCATGTTGCAATCTTGCATACAGCGGAGTATAATTTAAACTAGTGCCTAAAAAAACTGAACCAGTTATTGTTATATTACCGCTGGAATTTATATTGCCTGTGGCAGCATCAATTGTTGTTGGTCCTACGGTAAGACCATTATGTACCGTAAAATTTGTATTTGCCATAGTTCCATATCTCCCTGCTGGCTATTATACTGGCATATAAGTTTGGAATACCGTAGCAGTTGCCGTGCTGCTCCAAGTATTTGCGGTCACATTAACATTACCACCACTAATTGATGAACTAAATGTAGCAAGTGCGTTTGCGCCAGTATTAACTACGCCATAAACTTGACTTGTTGCAGTAGTTCCATTATGTGCAACAATAAGTTCCGCTCCACAATATACACCGTTTGTGCTATCACTTACCTTGATCACATACTTTGCAACACGATAAGTTGATGTAGGGAAGGTATCAATTGTAGTTGGAGTATTCTGTGTTAGCGTTGTTGGATTAACTGCCGGTGCAAGACCACCAGTAATATAAACGCTACTGTTTGCTTGAACTGCAGCACTACCACCAGTACTTCCACTAATACCAGTTACTGTTGTTGTAGCAGAAACCACACGAGCATCAATAATATCAGTTGATATTGGTGCTTCTGTAAATGTCAGTACGTTGCCACTTACACTATATGCAGTAGTTGGAATTTGTAGAACACCGTTAACACTTACGAACGTACCGTTTGTTGTGCTGTTTTGTGCTAATGTAAATGTAGTTGTGCTTCCATCACCTGTAAATGAACTTTCAGTGATGGTAGTATAAGCACCTTGCGCACCAACCCAAGCAGAAGTAGAAGCATTATAGTATTCAAATTGAGAACTAGTGGTATTGTAACGAATCATACCAGCAGCGCCTGTTGCAGGACGTTGTGAAGTTGTACCAACTGGAATCTGAATACTGTCTGTGCTGTTAATTTCTAGACTTGCACCGGCAGTGATTGCATTTGGAGCAACCTTGATACCAACTTGACCAGTTGCACCACTTGTAACAAGTAGATTCTGATAACCAGCAGCACTGTTACCATGTACTACAAGGTTTGCAGCAACTTGTGCAGCATTAACTGTTAGGTTAGCATTGCGTGGCACATAAACATTTAGATTTCCAACACCATCATAAGTGCTAATGTTTTGTGTATAAACACCTGCTGTTACGCTGTTTGTGATAACGCTATTGCATGTGTTTATGTTACCATTAACGCTTAGATTGTTCAAGAAACCAACACTTTGTAGGCTTGAAGCAGTTACACCACTTGCAAGTGTTGTGCCAGTTAAGTTATTAGCATCTACAGTGACAGTAATATCACTTGTTCCATCAAATGGTGTGCCATTGATGTTTCTTGCAGTTTGAAGTTTTGTTGCACTACCAGCGTTACCACTTACACTGCCCGTAATCGTAGCAGTAACCGTTAAATTAGCAAGAGTTCCAACAGCTACGATATTTGGTTGATATCCAGTTGTTAGATAACCAGTATGTAGTGTATTTGTATTACCAACTTGAACTGCAGTGATATAGTTTGCTGCAATATTTCCATTATAAACTGTTAGATAAGCACCAGCATTAGTATTGCTATATGTAGCAGCAGCAATAGTGGCTGCGATACTTACACCGTTTGGATAGAAGAAGTTAGTTGCCACTGCGCCAGTATTTGCTACCACATAAGCAGCATATACGTTTGCAGTTTGCGCAGTAATGTTACCACTTGTTGTTAGTGATGTTAGAGTTCCAACACTTGTAATATTTGGTTGGCTTGGTGTAGCACTACCAATAGTACCTTCAAGAATTGTACTTGTATTACCAACTTGGAAAGCACTGATTGCATTAACACTTGCATTGCCTGTTAGGTTGATACTTGCGCCGTTGAATACGGCACCAGCATTGCCGATTGTACCAGCATTGATAGTTGGCGCAGAAACCGTACCACTAACTGTTAGTGATGTCAGAGTACCAAGAGAAGTAATATTTGGCTGACTTGGTGTAGCACTACCAATTGTACCTTCAAGAATTGTACTTGTATTACCGATTTGGAAAGCACTAATAGCATTAACACTTGCATTACCTGTTAGGTTAATACTTGCACCGTTAAATGCAGCACCGCTATTTCCAATTGTACCCGCATTGATTGATGATGCAGCAGCAGTACCACTTACTGTAAGTGATGTTAGAGTTCCAAGAGAAGTAATGTTTGGTTGACTTGGAGTAGCACTACCAATTGTACCTTCAAGAATTGTACTTGTATTACCGACCTGATACGCACTAATTGCATTAACACTTGCATTACCTGTTAAATTGATGCTTGTACCATTGAATGTTGCGCCGCTGTTTCCAATCGTTGCAGCATTTAGAGTTGCAGCATAAAGTGTTCCATTAACGTTAGCAGTAGTGAATACACCACTGTTTGCTACGTTAGCACCAATTGCACCAGTTAGGTATGCAGTTACTTGACCACCACTATTAGTTGTTAAACTGCTTGGGCTTAATGTTCCAGTATAAGTTGGAAGATATGTAGCAACGTTACTATTGCTGTACAGACCAGTGATAGTGCTTGTAAGTGAAGCACCGTTGCTCCAATAGAACTGACCACCATAAAGCGCAGTGTTGCCGATTACGTTAGCAGCATATACGTTTGCAGTTTGAGCAGTTATATTACCACTTGCAGTGACAGTAGTGAATACGCCACTATTAGCAGTATTTGCACCAATTGCACCATTAAAGTAACCAACAACTTGACCACCACCACTAGTAGTGACACTTGCTGCTTTTAAACTATTGGCAACGGTTGTTGTGCCAGTTGATGCACCAATGTTTACACTAGTTGCTGCACCACCAAGATTAATGGTAGTTGAACTTAAATTGAATAAGGTAACAGTTGCTTGGTCAGTGGTAAGAGTAGCATTACTATTGAAAGCAGCACCACCAGTTGTTGTAAGAGTTGTAAATGCACCACTATTAGCCGTGTTGGCACCAATTGCACCTGTTAGGTAACCAGTAACCTGTCCAGTGCTAGTTACACCAGTGAATACGCCGCTTGATGGTGTTGTAGAACCAATAGGGGTGTTCTGAATGCTGCCTGCATATAGCGCACCAGCAATACCAGCGCCACCAGCAACTTGCAGAGCACCACTAGTTGAACTACTTGAAGTTGTAGTATTTTGAACTAGCAAAGCGCCAAGTTTAAGTGTATCATAAACTGTATTACTGTTAAAGGAAACAACGTTACCACTTGGTTCGCCAACGTTGCTGAATAGATACCATTCATTATCAACATAATTTCTAACAAGACCAGTATGTTGGTAATTATTATTATTTCCGCCAATAAAGTGACCGTAGAAACCAATATCATAGTTGTAATTACTAATACCATAACTTTGCAAGTATAGCAATGGTTCTTGAACTGTTAGTATTGATTGTTGCACGGCTTGAAGATTTCCAACAATCAGATTACCTGCAATATAAGAGTCGCCAGCAACATAGAAACCACCACTAATTTGTAGCGCACCTTGACCAGCAGCATATGAATTAGCAGTATTTGTTATGCTTACAGTTGTAAATGTAGCACTGTTTGCAGCATTTGCACCGATAGTTCCATTTAGATAACCAGTGATGTTGTTTAGTGCAGTAATATTGCCTGCTAGCAAGTTACCAGTGTAAGTTGTTAGGTATGCAGCAGCATTTGTATTGCTATAAGCACTATTAATTACCGCATTAAGAATGTTCACACCGTTTGCATAATAATAAATTGGGCTGTAACTTGCAGTTCCTACATAAAGATTACCGCTAACGCCAGCACCGCCACGAACTTGTAGCGCACCGCTTGTTGTGCTAGTTGCAGAGGTTGTGCTGCTAATTACAAAACTGTTTGTATTTGCACGCATACGAGCAAATTCGTTTGCAGTGCCAATTCCACCAAGTGAGTAAATAATGTCATTTGCAGTAGTTGTGCTAATTACAAGGTTACCGCCGCCAGTTGTTGTATTACCAGCAACATAAAGATAACCATCGTTTGCTGCCTGTAAACCATAGGTAGCATTTACATAACCACTACTATTGATACCCAAATCAATATAGGTATCATTATCACTACCATTATTCGCTGTAGCAATAAAGTCAGTACTTGCACTTGAGCCACTGTTTGTATTCTGTTCGTTTACTTGTACGAATCCGTTATAGTTACCACTGATTTGAACAAGAGTTTGTGCAAGTGGTGTATAACTGCTTTGACCAGCATAGAGTGCATTAAATCCAGTAGTTGCGGCACCATAGAAAATACCACCCTGTGAGTAAACATTTGCAGTTATATTAACTACGTTACCTGTTAGATTTAAGTTACCACCAACAGTTAAGTTACCACTTGTGCTTGCTGTTGTGAATACACCACTATTTGCAGTGTTAGCACCAATCGCACCATTAAAGTAACCAACAACCTGACCACCGCCAGTAATAGTTCCCTGTGCTGTTAGCGCACCACTTGCAGTTAGGGTTGTAAATGCACCGCTATTAGCAGTATTTGCACCAATTGCACCAGTGTGATAACCAGTAATCTGTCCGCCACTATTTGTGGTTAGGCTACTTGGTGATAATGTTCCAGTATAAGTTGGAAGATATGAGTTGACATTGCTATTGCTGTATGTACCAGTAATTGTTGATGCAAATGAAACACCGTTTGCCCAATATGCGCCAGTTGCAGTAATGTTACCATATATAGCACCGTTGGCATATACAAATGTTCCACCAGGACCACTCAAACTTCCGTTATTATTAAATGTATATTGATATGAAGCAGGTTTAATACTAATTTGATATGGTCCAACAATTGCCAAATCAAGTGAGTTATCTTCAAGTATTGACGCTCCACCAACTGTAAATTGAATCTTTGGTGTTGCAAGTTGTGTAATTGCATTAAAGTTGTTAGCATAAGCATTTGCATAATAATTGGTGCTATTACCAAGATAATATGATGTGTTAGCAAGAGGTATTAAATTACCAGTTGCAAGATTGCCAATATTTCCATTATAAGTTGGCAGATAAGAAGCAGCATTTGCGTTACTATATGCGCTTGCAGTAATAGCATTAAGAATGTTTATGCCGTTTGAATAATAATAAATTGGGCTATAACTTGCAGTATTTGCAACAAAGTTAGCGCCATATACGTTAGCAGTTTGTGCTGTAATATTACCAGTTGAGTTTAATGATGTTAGTGTACCAAGAGAAGTAATATTTGGCTGACTTGGAGTAGCACTACCAATTGTACCTTCAAGAATTGTACTTGTATTACCAACCTGATAAGCACTAATTGCATTAATACTTGCATTACCTGTTAGGTTGATACTTGCACCGTTGAATACGGCACCACTATTGCCAATAGTTCCAGCATTTACAGTAGGGGCAGAAACAGTTCCTTGTGCAGTGATTGTACTAGTTGCTGTAACAGTTGTAAATGCACCACTATTTGCGCTATTAGCACCAATGGCACCTGTTAAATAACCACTTACTTGACCGCCGCCAGTTGCTGTATAACTTGCTGCCTGACTTGCACCAGTCATAGTGCTTGTTGCACCAGAGATTGCAGTACCGCTGTTACCAATTGTCGCAGCATTTACAGTCGCAGCATAAAGAGTACCATTAACATTTGCAGCAGTGAATGTGCCACTAGCAGGTCCAGTATTACCGATTACGGTATTATTAATACTTGCAGTTTGGATACCAAGTTGTAAATTAGTATTTGGATCAGTTACTTGAAGATAACCGCCACCATCGCTTACTGCAATAGCACCAAGATAAATTGTTGTGCCTTTAATCCAAAGATTTGCAAAACGATTAGTAGATGAACCCAGTGAATAAGTGTTAGATGCGCTTGGAATGATATTACCAGTTACTAGGATATTGCCCTGAATAGTAGCATTACCTGTGGTAGAAAGAGTTGTAAATGCACCGCTATTAGCAGTATTTGCGCCAATTGCGCCAGTAAAGTAACCAGTAAATTGACCACCACCTGTCGCAGTAAAATTTGGTGCCTGTAAAGCAGAAGTTACAGTAAGTGTTCCAATAGTAGCATTGTTTAATACGATGCCATATGCTTGTAGGTTAGCATATCCACTGTTATTAATTGTTCCAAAAGTTGTGCTACTTGTACTTTCTGTAGTATATTGTAGTTGGAATTGTTTAGCAGCTTCTTCCCAAATAAAAGCAACGTTAGTTTGGTTACCACGTCCCATAACCATACCGAGGTCATATGAAGGCGCACCGCTTTGGTTGCGGTTAATAGAAAAAAGTGGGTCTGCAATAACAACGTTTGTAGTATCTAACGTAGTAGTATTACCATTGACCGTAAGATTTCCAATGGTCATATTGCCGGTATATGTAAAGTTGTCGCTTAATAATCCACCCGTTACACTTTTAGCGACCAATTTTGCTGATGCATTAATGTCGCTATTATAAACTTGGTTATTACGAATTCTTGTTAAACTGCCACCACTCATGCTAAAAATACTCCCACGAAGTATTTAGGAAGTATTTAATTTTATTAATCTATAGTATTGATATCTTGATTAAAATTTACTGCAGAAAAAACCATGACAGAACCACTTGAAAGTGGCGTAATAATATCAGCAATATTGGCACAAACAAGAACACCACCAGCGTTCAACTGCCCACCACTATAAAGATTGCAATCAACTGTTGGTATATAACATTTCCCAACAGTAGTGCCATATACTTGTCCAGCAGTTAATTCATGAATTTCGTGAATAACTTGATAAGTTGGATCGGTTGGAATAATACAAATATAAGAACTATTATCTTCTAATGCGGTGATAGTAAAAGAATCAGTTTCAACATTACCTTCATAAGGAGCAACGTCACCAACGTTTCCAATTTGATCTGGAATAGAATCACCAAAACTGCCACGAAAAGAACCATTTAAAATATAATGTCTGCGAGCATAACTATCTGGATTTAATCCAACTCTACTTAATTTTCTAGTAATAAAATCACCAGCTTTAGTATAAACAGTTGTGTTTACTCTAAATTTTAAATCTGAAAAATAATGTGAATTACCTATGTTTATTGTCATCTTACCACAATATCGGTTAAACTATCTGATAAAGGAACTTCTTTTGGAGCAATATCTGCTATGTTTAGACTATGCGAAGTTCCAATTAAATCTCGCAAATCCATCATTTTTCCAGTATCACGTTCCATAGCTTCTTTAGTATCTTGACTTTGTGCAATACTTAATCCACGTTCGCCAAGAAGTGGAATAAGCTGATCAATGGTATCTACGTTGAAATCATGTGGTTGAAAACTATAAATTGGATAATATTCGACTGAATTTTTGCTGTCATCTGTGCAAAAACTTACAAGCAGATGTCCGCCGTCGCTTTGATAATCATGAATTTTCATATGTAATGTTGTTGCCATTTTAATTTCCTAAAAAATATTTATGTCCAAGTAATAGTGATTTGTCCGCCAGCGCCATTGCCGCCACCATATTGCGGAGTAGCGCCACCGCCACCTGCTCCAATCGTATATGGAATTAATGTACCAGAAGTAATAGTACCATAGCTACTATAATATATATTAGCATATGCACCACTGCCTCCGCCACCACCCGCTGCTTGGTTTGGATTTTTACTTTGGTGATCACTGTAACCACCACCGCCACCACCTGCACCAGGTGTTCCACCATTACCACCATTTCCTTGATTGCCAGCAGAGCCACCACTTCCACCATTAGGTGATGATCCACCTGCGCCACCAGTGTTTCCGCCTGCATTTCCACTGCCGCCAGCATTTCCTATAGTTTTAGTAACTACAGTTGCATTTGCTACTGTTCCACTAGCAGTACCACCGCTGCCACCAGCGCCACTTTGACTAGCATATCTTGATCCACCGATACCGCCAGTGCCACCACCTACAGTTACTCCTAAAACTGTTGATTGGGTACCAGCAGAACCATCGTATTCTCCATCATGGTTACCTGCACCGCCGCCGCCGCCACCACCCCATATTTCAATTTTTAAAGTATGTCGATAAAGAGGAACAGTAAAGGTTCCACTTCCAACTGTAGTATAAGTTACGCTACCAGGTGTAGCAGGATCATTTGGTTGTTTGCCATAAAAATCGCTAAAGTGAATAGTGCCCGCACTAAAAGTTCCAGTTGTAAGATTACCACTATAATACCAAGTTTTTCCACGATAAACATTAAGATCATCACCTAAATTAAAAGCATGATTTATATCGGCATCTAACCCTAATTTTCCACTCGCAGCTACTGTTCCCATTTTAACTCCAAGTTATCTTTATGCCGCCAGTGCTGCCTGAATTTCCACCACCGATTCCATTAGCACCTAAAATATAAGAAAGTGCGCTATTATATACAACTTGACCAGGACCATATGTAATTTTAATATATGCACCGGCTCCGCCACTGCCACCAGTTGCGCTGCCGTATTGATTTGTTGCAGAAACACCACCGCCTCCGTAACCAACATTAGCATTAGTTGCACTATTATTTTGTGCAGCGGAACCAGTTAAACCACTATTGCCATTTAAAAATATAAACGATGTTGGGTTCGCAATACTTGGCGTAGGATTTGAATTTATTGTTCCACCGATACCGCCTGTTCCATCTGTCATTTTATTTCCTTTAGAAGTTAAATGTGTCCGTAAGTTCCACCAGGACCAGGTCCAGCTTGATTAGCATCATTGTGCGTTTGACCATCATTGCCATAATATCCTCCGCCAAAACCACTATAATAACCACCACCAGTTGTATCTCTACCTCCACGTGATGAATCCACGACTGGTGGTGGAGGAGGGATAGGAATATTACCAGATTGTCCGCCGCTTCCACCGCCGACAATTACACCTAATATGCTACTATCGCCGCCATTACTGCCGTTACCGCCATTGCCGCCGCCGCCGCTTCCACCGCCGCCCCATACTTCTATAGTAATACTATTACGATAAAGCGGCGCAATAGTACTGCCGCTACCAACGGAATTAGAAAAATATATTCCACTACTTGCAGGATCAGTTGCTCGTTTGCCATAAAAATCACTAATTCTTATTGAACTTACACCACTGGTAAAATAACCATAGGTTAAATTACCATCATAGTACCATTTTACACCATGATACTTTGTTAAGTCTGTTCCTAAACCCCATTCTGCGTTGATTGATGCTAAATCAAGAGGACCGCTAAAAGGTAGTGCGCCGCCTGGCAAACCTGCTGTTGATGGCATGATTAACTACCCCGTGCTTTTAATGCCTCTACTTCTGCACTCAATTCTTTAATTGCTTCAATAAGTAGCGGAACAAGTTTATCATATTGAACGGTTAAGTAATTTTGTCCGCTTACACTTGTTCCATTCTCTGCAATATCAAATGGTGCAGCTTTAATAACTTGTGGAGCAACTGCTTGAACTTCCTGTGCTAACACACCAATATGTTCGTTATTATCGCCAACTCCTAACTCAAAAGCTAGTTCGTTTGGTTTGTAAGTAACACCACGAATAGACTTGACTTTTTCAAGTGCATTTGGTATAGTAACAATATCTGTTTTTAATCGTGCATCTGAATAATAAGCAACAATATCTTGTGTGGCTAATAGACCGCCAGTAATACTAACATTTGCTCCATCAAAACGAACACTACTATTTGCTGCAATAGAACTAGCACCACTATAGATGCCAAAATAACCACTAGTTCCACTTGTTCCAATTGGATTTGGAACCCATGTTAGGTTACTACTGCCATCTGTTTGTAAAATATAGGTAGAAGAACCACCACTAATCTTTACGTTGCCAACGTTTCCTAATGTCACAGGATAAGTTGATGTTGGATTAAATGTTACGCTACCACTATTAAATGTTGCACCACCACTAACAAATGTTACTGCACCAGTAAGAGCAGTAGTACCGCTAACAGCCAAGCTAGATAGCGTACCGAGTGCTGTAATATTGGTTTGTGTTGGTGTTGTAATAGTTCCTACTAGTGATGTACCAACATTTCCAATGACGCTAGCATTGAGAGTATTTGTATAAACGTTTCCAACAGTAATAAGATTCCCAACAACAACATTCCCACTAAATTTGTTTATTGAACCGCCAACATTAAGGTTTGCACCAATACCAACACCGCCAACAACTTGGAAGGCACCAGTAGTTGTACTTGTACTATCATTGGTACCACTTACTATGCTTGTTTCTGTGCTTGTTGTTATATCTAAGTTACCAAGAATAAACAAATTTCCATTAACTCTAACGTCAGCATTTGCAAGAATATCTAAAGCAGCAGTTGCTGTACCACCTGGTTTTGCATAAAAACTCATAGTACCATTGCTTAAGTTATTATTAATCTGAACCTGATTACTCTGCGCACTTAAAGAAAGCTGCTGTGATGTTCCGATAGTAACACCAGAATTATTAACAACACTTAATGTACCAACTGTACTTGTATTTTGATCGGCTCGCATAAAACTAGCAGCAGTAACACCACCGAGAGCAGCACTGTCACTTGCCTGACCAACAAATTTATTATTGCTTACAAAACTAGTGCTGGCAAGATTAAGACCAGGACTGATAGAACTAAAACCAGTAATACCAACATTTGGCACAAAATATGCATCTTTGCTTAAAATAACATAACGATAATTATTAAGTTTCATACTAATAACGCTATGTGGATTTGTTCCTGTATCGTAAAGAGTTTCGCTTACTACTTGACCAGAACCACCAATAGGTCCAACTGGAACCCAACCAGTACCGCTATAACAATTTAATACATTGTTAATATTATCCCACCATAAATCACCAGTTACTGCATTAAGTGGTTGCGTTGAACTGTTTGTAGCACTAGAAATATTCTTAAAAAACGTACCGTTATATACTTTAAGAACTGCATTTTTAGTATCATACCAAACTTGACCTGCAATTGGATTTGTTGGCTGTGTGCTATTAGCAAAGCTTTCCAACATATTGAGAAAATTTTGATCAAGATATTGACCATAATTTGGTGTATTTTTACCAACCAAGGTGATGCTAGTACTTTTATCTGTATAGCCGTCAGCAATTACGATTGGGTTGGTTCCATTTGCATGGTTAATAGTATAAGACATAAAAGCGGCTCCTGTAAGGATATTTATACTACTATATGTATATATTATCAGACAGGAATATAACTAGCACTTACCTTGATATTATTGCCACTACTAGTGGTAGTTGCCCACAGAGAAACGTTACTACTATAGATATTTGCGCTTAAAGTAAAGAGTGCGCTACCTATGTTTGCATTTGCACCTACAAAAATATTTGCTATAGTGCCATTATGAATTACTAATGCTTCTGCTGTTTGGAACGAACTACTATTATAATTTTCACAACTTACGATATACTTTGCAGTACGATATTGAGTCGGACTAAAACTATTAATTAAAGCAGTGGTTGAATTAACTGCAGTATTTGCAACATTTGCTACTAGTGGAACACTTGTTTGTATCTTTAAACTATCTACAGTTAATGTAGTTAAACCATCATTAATAAATTGACTAGTAGATAAACCATTAATATAAACTGTTTGAATTATAGCATTGGCATTAACAATAGAACTAATTGTCGTTGTTGGAACATATTGGCGAACTTCGATAACATCAGTTGAAAGTGGTGCTTCGGAAAATGTTATAACATTACCACTAACTGTATAACTTGTTGTCGGCAATTGTATAACACCATTGATACTAACAAGTGTTCCAGTTGTAGTATTATTTTGACTTAAAGTAAAGTTGTATGTATTTCCATCTGCATTACTAAAAACATCACTAACAACTGCAGTTGTTCCACCTTCAATACCGACTGCTTCCCATTTTACACCAGTATAAACTTCCATATAACCATATGAAGTATTCCAACGTACCATCCCATTTGACGGATTAGCTGGATAATTTGAGCTACTTCCAACAGGAAGTAGTAGTGCAGAATTACTGTTGATAGCAACAATACCACTACCAGTTGGATTTATATTAATATTTCCGTTTGCACCCAACGCTGTTATATTATTAGTAAAGATATTTGCATTTATGTTTCCGCCATATACTGGCAAATAACTTGCGACATTAGCATTACTATAACTTGTTACGCCCGTTAAGTGACTGCCATCGCCATAGAAACTATTTGCATAAAGGTTTCCACCTACGCTAGCGCCACCTAATACCTGAAGTGCGCCACTTGTTATATTGTTTGCAGCGGTTGTGCTACTGATAACAAAACTATTTGTATTTGCTCTCATGCGAGCAAATTCATTCGCAGTGGTTGTTCCAGCAAGTGAAAATACAATATCATTTAAAGTAGTAGTACTTAAAATTAGATTACCACCGCCAGTTACAGTATTACCAGCAACATAAAGATAACCATCATTTGGCATTGTTAAGCTAAACGCAGGTTGATTATACCCACTACTATTAATACCCATGTCAATATAGGTATCATTTTGATTTCCATTGTTTGCAGTTGCTACATAATCAGTAGATGCTTGAGCACCGCTATTACTGTTTTGCGCATTCACTTGAGCAAAATTATTAATATTTCCACTGATTTGAACAACTGTATTTGCTAGCGGAGTAAATCCAGTAACGCCAGCATACAATGCATTCATACCAGTGCCAGCAGCACCATAGAATATACCACCCTGAGAATATACATTTGCGATAATGTTATTAACATTGCCAATGACTGTTAAATTTCCACTAACAGTTAGATTGTTTGCGACACCAGTGTTTGCAACAAATGTTGTTAAACCTGTTTGACCAGTATATCTTGCTCCACTAACAAATATACTTTTACCAGTGAAGGATACTGCTAAACCGTTAGCATAATATGGTAAGTTAGTATCTGGAAAGTTAAGAACACCACTACTATAATCAAAATACCAAGAGTCATTATTACCACTACCATCAGCAAATAATTGATAACCTACAGTTTGTGGGTTAGTTGTTCCACTTTCAACAACATATACTTTTGCCTGATAGGTTGAACCGAAACTTGGATCAATCCAGTTTGTTAAGCCAGTTAGCCAAGTGCGGTTTGCAGTAGAGGTTCCATCTACTGTTGCTTTAACAGTATCGCTTAGGGCATCACTATAAACTGTAATTACACTGCTATTTGCATTAGGTATTACTGTTGGTATTGAATTACTTTGTTGCCAAATATAATCACCACGAGTAATAAGTGGGCTTGGAATACTTTCGTTCGCAGGACTTTTTGCAGTAGCCGTATCGGTTTTGGATAGGGTATATCCAACTTTCTTAAAGAGATAATCTACTTTCTGTGTATCTGAAATAGCCATTAGTGTGACGCTGCTCCTATAGTAAGAGCAGTTACGGTTTGACCGCTTGTTAATTTGACACGAATATAAATTTCGTTACCAGTACTATTACTGCTTGTTTCTGTACCAAATGTTGCAGTTACTGCCTTATTTGATACTGCACTGTTTAATGTTGCAGTACCGCCAGTACTTGCTCCGTTTGTGCCATTACCACCCGCACCTGTATTTGCACCAGGTTTACCAGCACCACCGTAAGCTGTGCTTAAATCTAACCAACCATTTAATGTGCTTGTGCTATCTAATGAAGAACCAGGCAATGCAACCCAAAGACCTGCAATAGTTCCGCTATAAACAACATCAAATTTGCTTAATCCAGATTTAGCAAACTTAAATGTAAAATATTGGCTAGACCCTTGGCTACTTAAATTAGGTCCAACTGGTTGATAACCCGTACTATAATTTGTTTGGTCAAATTTAAGAACAGCCGCAACAACTGTTGCATCGTAGGTATAAAACGGTCCAGTTTGACTGTTAAATGCCGCTTCACTACCAGTATAAACAGGCGTATCCGTAGAACCAGGATTTGTAATACGAAATGTGTTTGGGTTTCCAGTTATGTTATTTGTTAAACTTGTTTCTTCAATCTGAGTAGTAGTTCCAGTCTTATAAAGAACTGTTACACCAGGAGAGAATAATGCTGGCGAACTGCTGTAACTGTTAAAGGCGGTTAAACTTGGTCCGCCAGTGCTATAACCAAAACCAGTGATTCCACTTGCAGTTGTAGTAAAATATGCGCTACCGCTACTAACATAAGAATTTCGAACAAGTGGAGTTGTAACTCCTGCTTGCGTATAAGTTACACTGCTTGGTGTGGCAATTGCACCACCAGAACTACCAATAATAAATGTATCACTAGTATAGTAAGTATCACCACTAAGTTTTGCAATATTTGCAGCTAAACGCCACACAGAACTGCTATTCAAATGCGGAACTGTAGAACTAAATGTTGCACTATTTGTTGTGAGTGCAATACTACTATTACTCCAAGTAGGTGAGCCAGGATTGTTAATATCATAATACCAACTTACAGCATTGGTATTTGCACCAGCCGTATCAGTTAGATAGACTTGATTCCAACCAGCAACAGCATTAGCACCACTTCCTTGAGCACTGAAACTACTCCAGAATCCAGTAGCACTGCCGCTAATTAAACCATAATCTTGGTTTGAAGTAACAATCAAATGACCATATGTGCCATTGTTATTATTACCAGGCGTCATGATATGATAACCTGTTGTTACACCATTAACAATAACCTGAAGATTTCCACTATCACCTGGTCCTTCACGAGTGAAAGTATTCGTAGTCATTGTGGCAGCACGAATACCATTAGAGAAACTTGTGCCACCAGAAATACTTAAATTTCCCCATCCACTATTATCAGTTTGTGTAAAGTTACACATACGACCTAGAGTAGATAAACCACTTAAACTTAATGCACCGCCATTTGGAAAATTACCAGGTGATGGAGGAACAAGTTTGCCCAATACTTGGTTGAGTTTTGCGATGCCATCTGTGACATAAGTTGTGGTTGTTAATGTAACTGCATTACTTACTAATTGTCCAGTACTATTTGCACCAAGTTGTATTAGGTTACCAACTAAATCAGCACCAATTGTACTATCAACATAATATTTTGTAGCCACATCATTTGTATAGATTGGTGTTGCGACATTACCAATACGCTGATTGCTTGCATCAATATTACCAGCATAGGAATATAAAAATAAATTACCACTTGTAGCGGCAACAGTATTATTGCTTATGAAAACATTGCCTAGCGTAGTTGTGCCATTTACAGAAAAAGTATTGCCTGGTGTATTGTTAAGAATACCAACACGACGATTATTGGTATCATAATACATCAAATTGCCATCGATAATCAAATCCACGTTAAAACGCAGAAGATTATCCTTTAGCATATTTCCGCCGATTTTACCGATTACCGCCATTTATGATACCTTATAAGATATTTAGGTATAAATTAATTAGCGTCGGTTGAATTAAACTTGTGGAAAACAACAACACTATAAGTTGCTGGCGGAGGATTAGCAAAAGTAATGTTAGCACCACTTAACGTAAATGCATCGCCTGGATTTTGCTGTACGTTGCCAACAAATACAAGAATACTATTTTGGTCTGGTGGAGTATAACTTAGTGTATAACTTGTAGTTACACCATCACCAGTGAATGAATCTTTATAAATGGTAACATTACCAAGAATAGCAATACTTTGCCATGCATTATAATAGATTTCAAAACGTTGTGTATCAGTATTAAAACGAATCTGCCCATTTACAGGTACGGATGGACGATCACTTGTTGCGCCAACTGGCAATCTAATTGCAGTGCTGCCTGTTTGCAAACTTGCATTTTTAAGTAAACGTGCCATTAGAGTGAAATATATCCTACGGTTGCGGTAAGAGATGGACTTGCATTGCTATTAGCATAAAGAGCATCGCCATTATTAAGAATAATTTTTTCACTACTCACAACAAGTGTGTCACTTGTAGTGATTGCATAATTTGAATAAATTTGATTATATGTCTGTGCGCCTACACCACTCTGACTGCTAGGAACAATATAAAGATTAACAGTTTTTGTTGAACCACTTATATTGCAGAAATAAAGGAGAGTAACAACAGTCTGTCCAGTACTGGTATATATTGGGGTTGCTGTTGTAGTCAAGTTTGCATTTAAGATTGCCATTTTATTTCCTTACGCTCCAAATATCAATGCCAACACTGTGGCTTTAGTTTTAGTTATCAATTCATCACCAGTTCCGCTATTTACTACATACAAACCAGTGCCACCGCCACCAACAGTATTGGCAAATATCTGTGTAGTACTTGCAACATTACTCGGTGCAGTTGATTGATAACTTAATTTTAATACATCATTAATATAAACAACACCATTGGCAGATATAAGTGTTAAATCTTGATTAACACCAGTTGCATAAACATTGCCATTACCAATATTGGTTCCATAAACACTTAAGTTTCCACTACTAAATGTAAAACTATTACTGCCAGCAAGTGCGTTTGCATTATTATATTGTACAGAATTGTTATATCCACCAGCAGTTACACCACCAGCCGCAGATGCAATCTTTGAAAATGTTGTACCATCATTGGTTAATTGCCAATATCCAAGAGATTCACTCCACTGAATAGAAACATTCGGAGAAGTTCCACGATCAACAGTAATATTTGCACCCTGTGG